GTTATTTATAAAAAAAAAACCTCCCGAAAGAGGAGGTTAAAATCAAAGCGTATGTTTTTCAATCTGACTATCAAGTTCTACAATCACTCCACGAATATCAATAACCCGAGGAGGAACAGATGCCTCATTATAGGTATATCCTTTTTGAGCATCAAAGAGAACCTGACGAACCGCAGCAGCAGAACGAACATCAAGATTAAGTGTTACTCCAGTTTCTGTAATGGTTACTTTAGTCACAGATCTCCCTCCTTACGATTTTCTGAACGATAAACATCAAATGCACCTTCAGGATAACGAGCACTCAACTTCAGATAGTTGCGCTCCATTACTTCCTCAAAGGAAACATCAAGAGCCAAACATGCTTGAGCAGCATACCAAAGAATATCACCAAGTTCAATCTTCAGATGCTCGATATTATCAGCACTGTAAGGTTTTCCCTGAAGGAATACCTTCTTTACAATTTCAGTAAACTCACCTGCTTCTGCACTCATACCAAATGCAGCAGTTAGAAGACGTGGGGTATCTGCATCTTGAGTTTCCAGTTCAGTCAAACGAGCAAGCAATTGTGCAAAATCACTACTTGCAGGACTTGTTGTTTGACGAACAAATTCAATATACTTATTAGGTTCAATAGTTGCCATTAAAATTTAAATCCCTCAAATGATTTTTTAGGTTTGTTCTCTTCGTGATAATCATACTCCTCTTCCTTGCCGTTGTCAAGGATATCTTCCTGTGCTTTTTGTTCGCAATCATAAAGACGCATCTTAGCACGATCAATACCAACCACAAAACGTTTGTGAATGGTTGGATCATTATAACGGTTCTTCAATTGTTTGACTAAAATCTGTCCTAGCCCCTCCAACTCTTCAGTTGAAATAAGGGCAAACATAAGATCAGCAGTAGCAGGGAGACCAAAGGATTCAGAAGTATCAGTAAGTTCAACATCAGAACTACCATAACCTGAACGAGTAGTCTGGGTAGCGGAAACAATTGGAACATTGAATTCCACTGCAAGTCCCCTAAGTTCCTCAGCAATTGACTTGACCAGTGTATAAGAATTGACATTGCTGCCTCCCCTAAACCGAGAGGAAGAACAAATATTAAGGTAGTCAATAAAAATAATATCAGGTCTGAATGATTTCTTAAGAGCAAGTTCATTGAGAAGTGACTTGAAATGGCCTGCATGGGCGGAAGCAGTTGGATACTCTTTAATGATTAGAGTTCCTTGTGTCTTCTTTGCCAGACTATTTACCTTACTCTCAAACATTGATTTTGGAAGTTCGCCAATATCCTGAATAGGAACATTCAGCAGGTTTGCGTCAATTCTTTCAGCAATTCTTTCCTCTGCCATTTCAAGAGTGATGTAGAGAACGTTCCTGCCTTGCAATAAGACGGAAGCAGCAACATGGCACATAAAGAGACTTTTTCCGACACCCGTACCAGCAAGAGCGATGTTGAGAGTCTTATTAGGTAGCCCACCTTTTGTGATTTTGTTAAAAAATTCCAGGTCAAATTCAATTTTTTCCTCCTTTCTGTGATAAGACTCATATCTTTTTTCATAGTCTAGCAGATAATCATGTCCTACGTGTGTATCAAAAGATACTGCAAGTGCATCTGACAGAATTGTAGGAATACTATCACGATTTTTCTTTTCATCATTACCATCTGCAATATGAATAGACTCCATAAGTGCAAGATAGATGGCACGATCACGGCACCACTTTTCGGTAGTATCTACTAGCCAATTAAACTCTGTGGGGACATCCTCAAGACATCCAATCAAATGAGTGATTTCCTTGAAAGAAGTGTCATTGATATCTTTACGTTTTTCTGTTTCAATACAAAGAACTTCTGCTGTTGCTGGTTGATTATATTCCTCAACAAACTTTAAAATCTCCTCAAATACAATTCTCTGATTTGTATCCTCAAAATATTCTGCTTTAACAAAAGGAATAACCTTACGAATATACTCTTCACTATGAAGAAGATTTCGCAAAATTAAAAACTCAACTTTATCCATTCTTAATACTCAAGGATTGTTTTCAGATTGTGGAACATCAAACACAAAGGTGATTCTAACCTCATCACCAATATTAACTGTTCCGTGAGGAAGTTTATTATTAAACCAAAAGAGAGTTCCTGGTTCTACTATTATACTCTCATTTCCAACAAAATACTGGTATCTACCCTGTATCGATAAGTGATACCTATCTTTTGTGAGATAATAAGTACCTTCATCAATATGAGCTCCTACAATTTCATCTATTGGAAGAGCAAGAAATCCACAACGATACATTGTAGGAAAATACTTTCGTAGATATTTTCTAACTTCGTTGTGGTTTTTATATGCAGGCGTTTTGATGCAAATTTCAGTATCTCCAACTTGTTGGCCAGGAGTTTCAATACCTCCCATTATAAGTTGAAGAACATCTACTGAAGTAATGTATTGATGAGGATCTTTAAGTTCTACATTATCAAGTCCTTTTTGAGATCCCCAATCTCCCGGATGTTTCTTTAATTGCGCTTGAATTTTTGATACATCAATATCAGTTTTGACTATACGAATGTTGTTCATGCACCATAACTAAATTCACCTTTAGCAATCACATCAAGTTTTTGCATCACTTCTTCAGTAAAGTATTCTTCTGGGTTTGCTAAAATTTGTTTTGCATAGATTTTCTTACCGTCAATTTCATAGCGTCCGGCGACGTTCTTCCACATACCACCAAGTTCACCGAGTTCCAGGAGACCATAATATCGATCAAGACCACGTTCATCATAGTAAAGACGAATTTCTACATCTTGATTTTCCTTACTTAAACGCGACTTAGCAGTCTTTGCTTTGATAATGTTTCCGATGACTTCTGTTCCGTCTTTCTCTTTTTTCTTTGAGAGGTGAATGATTGTAGAAGCAGCATACTTAAGACCACTACCACCACCCATTTCTTTTGTTGGAACATAAGCACCGATAACATCATAGGTATGGTTAGTAACAATCATTGGAATTTTTGCTTGACCAAGTTTCAAAGTAAGCATACGGAATGCACCTTTAATCAGTTGGGATTTAGTCATATCCCTAACTTCCTTATCATTCAGAGCATCATTAATCTCTTTACTTGTAGAAAGCATACCAAGAGAATCCAGTACAAACATACAAGGATTACGTTCTCCTTCTGGCTTCTTCAAGTAAAGGTCAACTGCCTTCAGTGCCTTACCACGAAACTCTTCAACTGTAACAACATTGACGACAACCACTTTAGTTGTGTCAATGCCTCTGCTTTCCAATAAGGATCGGGTGATTGCAGCTTCAGTATCAAAATACAAGCAATATCCAGTAGGATTATTATCAAGGAAATTCTTGACCACAGCCAAACTGAAGAAAGTTTTTCCTGTAGAACTTTCACCTGCGATTGCAGTAATTTTGTTACCAGATACGCCACCAAAGATACTCCCACTGACAAGAGCATTAAAGATGTACGAACCCGTGTCCACATAAGTTTCAGTTTCGTCAATATCTGATGCGAGTTGTGTGTATTCTCCACCAATTTCTTTTACAATATCTTTTAAAAAGTCCATTATGCTACCAGTCCGTATTGTTCACGAAGTATTTTTTTATAGGGTAAACCTTGTTCTCTAAGTTCCTTTACCAGTTTTAGTTTGTGATAGAGTGCTGCATCTCCTCCAAATCCAAGAGCACTAATAATTTTTTGCAGTTCGTCGTCGCTAATAGGAAGATCCATTAAGAGAAAAATAGGTCTAAGTTTACAGTTTTTTCTACGTTCCACCCAATTGCATCAAGAATAATCTTGAGTGGTTCCAGAAATGCCTTCTCAAATTGTAAGTCATAGTCAATGTATTTGTCAAGATTAAGTTCTTTAGGAAACTCTTGAATGAAAGAAATAATATTCTCATGAATAATATTTGGTTTTTTTAGATAAACAAACTTAATCTTTTCACCATTTTGAATAAGTGAATATTTATTTGTTAATTTTGCCTCCTTAATGTAATGATTAAAGAGGAGAGCACCGCGAACATGAATAGGAGTTCCCTTTGCATAAATTGATGCAGGAGATTTGTATTTGTTTACATCAGATGCAGAGCGAGGAAATGAGATTTGTTCTGGGGGAAGTTGTTTAAACTCTTTGCGAGCATTATCAATAAACTCAATCACATCTTCTTCAGTTCCATTCATCATCAGTTTGAGAGCATCCTTAATCATCTGGCGGCAGGGTGCTGGGGTAGAAGATTTAACAGCCTCAATACCCATCATCTTGAGTTTGGGTTCTGTATATGCCACTCCCTCACTATTCCACACATTAAGAATGTAACGCTTCTTGGCAGTCCAAATTCCACGGTCGGCAATATTCTCCCGCTTCATCTGCATCTTCTGATCATAGGCATTCACATAGTCTGCCAGTTCTTGGTAAGAACCTTCAATATACTTCTCAAGTTCCAACGAAGCGACCTTATCAAGGAACGAGACAATGCTTTCAGTAGTTTTCTCTCTTCCCTTGAATACAGCATCAACCACAGGACCCATATTAAGATAAATGGAATCGGTATCAGAAGCAATAACATAATCTACATCCTCAGTCTTAAGAAGTTTATTGATATAGGCATTCATTTTAGTTTCAATCCAGCGAATAGAAACCTGCCCCGAAAGAGTGATTGCCTCGGCATTTTCTAGTTTGTAATAACGGAAGTACTGATTGCCGATAGCACCATAAGCAGAGTTAAGAGAAATCTTCTTTGCCATTTGAATGTTATTGCACCGGGCAATTTCTTTTTCCAACTCCTTAGACTTCTTCTTTTCATATGCTTTCTTGGCATCAATCATCTTCTTTTTGAAGATGACTCGCTCGTTATACATCTTCTCCATGAGTTCTGGAAGAATCCCACGAACATCTTTGCGGAACATTGCCCCATTTGCACATACGGCATAGTCCTTATATTCGTCAAAGTTGAGTTGTTGATTCAGAATCTTATCAACAGTTGCAGTAGGATGACGTTCATCCATCAGAGTTTCTGGTGAGATGTTATATTGCATAATCAAGTGAGGATACAGACTATTCAAGTCAAAGTTGACTACCCAATCATACTTACCTGGAATCGGTTCCTTTACATAAGCACCAGCATATTTTTCATTCTTTGAAGAACGATTCTTTTGGGGAATCACAATATCACGTTTCTTGAGATAATTGTAAATAATATTATCCCACATACGAACCTGATAGAACACATCGGCATAATTCACTTTGGCATCATAAGCCATCGTAAGTGCAAGTTCA